CACAAACACAAGTGGTTGAATTCCTTTTAGAGAGAACATAACATGCCTGCCACCCCATCGAATCTAACGTCATTAGATTTCTTCGAGATTAAGGAGTCCATTAAGTCATATCTCAGAACAAGACCTGAGTTTAGTGATTATGACTTTGAAGGATCTAGTGCATCATACCTAATAGACACATTAGCGTACAATACTTATTACAGCGCATTCACCGCTAACATGTCGATGAATGAAGCGTTTTTAGAATCAGCGACAGTAAGAGATAACGTTGTAAGAATTGCAAAGCAGATAAACTATACACCTAGATCAATAAAGGCAGCAAAAGCATGTGTTCGTATTACTGCACAGGCAGCAGTATTACCTGGTGCTCAGAGTTACCCTGATAGTATTACTATCAAGAAGGGTGATGTGTTTATATCTGAGATCAATGGTGAGACATTTACATATGCTCTTACAAGAGACACACAAGCAACAGTTGACCAAACTACTGGATTAGCAACATTCTCTCAACTCATAATCTATCAAGGTAACTTTGTTACTTTCAATTATACAGTTGATGACACTGCTAAGGCAAACTATGTAATTCCTGCTGAGGGAGTTGATACTGAGTTACTTACAGTATCTGTAAAACCAAATGAACAGTCTGCTGAGATTGATGAATACTCTCTATCATCAAACGTAACAGCATTGACTGCAACTTCTCGTGTTTACTTTTTAGAAGAGACAGAAGATCTTAGATACAAGGTAATATTTGGTGATGGAGTTCTAGGACGTAAGTTAATTGATAATGAGTTTATTGTATTAGAGTACATTACTACTGATGGACCAAAAGCAAACGGTGCTAATAAGTTTAGTTTCATAGGTCAAGCAGTAGATGTCACAGGACGTGCTGTATTACCCTCTCAGATGTCCCTAGCAACGATTGACAGCAGTCAAAGTGGCGAGGAGAGAGAATCTGCCCTGTCAGTTAAGTTTCGCGCTCCTAGGGCATTCTCGACGCAGAACAGAGCAGTTACAGAGAATGACTACGCTCACATTGTTCAAGACATCTATCCCCAGGCAGCAGCAGTAACTGCCTATGGTGGTGAGAAACTCTCACCCCCTGAGTACGGTAAAGTGTTTATCGCAGTCAGATCAAAGTCTGGTGTAAACTTAAACACTACAACAAAGAAACGTATTCAGAATCAACTACTTGCATACTCCATGGCGTCGATTCAACCAGTAGTTGTTGATCCACGCATTTTCTACTTGTCACCTAAGATCTATCCATCATTTGATGGTAACAGTACAACAAGGTCTGCTAACGAATTAGCATCTGCTATTTTGAAGTCAGTTGACAAGTTTAACTCACAGAATAGAGATGACAGATTTAGTGGTCGTCTTGAAATGTCAAAATTCAATAGTATGATTGACTCTGCTGATAATGCTATCGCTGGTACAACAACACAGATGTCTATTGGTCAGAATTTAGACCAGTTTACATTTGGTAACGTATTTACCCAGTGTCTTGACTTTGGTAATGTCTTAACAGACCCTAGTTCATTAGGTGGTGGTGATGGTGCTGATTGTGATCCTAAGTTCTCATCTGTTAAGTCTGGTTCATTCTATGCAACTGGTTATACAGAGGAAGTAGCAGACTTAATTGCTGCTGGTGAAGCAGCAGGATCCCTTACTACGTCTCAACAGTCAAGTGGTCTTGAAGCAGCAGTATTTAATGGTACCCTAGTAGAATCACAAACCTTAGTACCAGTAAATCTTCGTGATGATGGAAAAGGTAACCTATTGATGGTTACTAACAGAAATGAAAAAGAGGTCATCCTTTCTTCATCAGTTGGTACAGTTGACTATGCCACTGGAAAAGTCTGTGCTGGACCGCTAAATATTGCAGATACCCCTGACAGTACAACTCGTGTTCCTATTGTAGTATTACCTGATGGTGATGGACTAACAATCCCACCAGGTGTCGATCCTACGTTATTTGATCCGAAAGTTTATCCTGTTGATTACATTACTAACCCATCAAACGTAAGTGGGTTTGATCCTTACAACTTTGGTGGTTGGAACTATGGTGGAGGCACCATAAATACAATTAATTACCCGATAGATGCGTTTACCTATCCAGAAATCGACTCCTGTTTCTAAATTAGATGTTTGCTGACAAAATAAACATTTCGGACAGAGTTAGTAATCAACTCCCAGAGTTTATAAGGGATGAAGATCAACAACTCGTTAACTTTCTCTTTGAATACTACAAATCACAAGAGAAGACTGGTCGTGCGTATAATGTATTAAACAATTTACTTGAATATCTTGATATTGATGCTTATGATCCTAAGATCTTAACATCTAATACAATTTTGATTAAAGATGTTGATACAAGTGTAGAAAAGATTGAAGTAGAACAGATAGATGGATTCTTACCGAAAGATGGTTCGGTAATGATTGACAATGAAGTAATATACTACCAAGAAACAGTTCGTGGTCCTGATGCTATCTTAACACCAGGAATTTCACTAGAAGAATTTAATAAAAAGCGTCAAAACCTAGAAAGTCCTATAACATTGTTCGATGGAGTCAAAACTACCTTCGATCTTAAATTCTTAGGCACCCCAGTCTCACCTGTCTCAGCAGATCACCTTGTTGTCACTGTTTATGGGACAATGATGCAACCAACTGTTGATTATACAATCAGTGGTTCTCAAATTGTCTTTACAACACCTCCAAGAGCAAAAACTGGTACTGACCAAGTAGAGTTTACACAAATTCTTTATTATATTGGTTTTGCTGACTCAGTAATCAAAAAATTAGAATATCCTGATGTTGCGACTCTCGCTGGTGACGAGTCCATGCCTATTACTTACAATAGTCAACCATATTCACCTATTTCAGAGATTGGTCTAATTATTAATCGTAATGGTACTCTACAAAGACCATATATCGATTATGTACTAACTGACAACAATACAAGGATCAAATTCTTTGTAAATATCACCTCACAGGATGTTTACCATATAAGGTCTATCGAATACGTCTCTCCGTCCGTTGGATCGGGTGCTGAGGCGGTTACAAGGATAGGAGTCAATGGTGAGATTGAAGCAATCATAATCAAAAACGGAGGATCAGGATATGAACTTAACTTTGCTCCAAAAGTTTCTATATACAGTTCGACTGGTGTCGGTGGCAACTCAGCTGCAAGATCACTTGTCTCGGGAATCAAAAACATCCAACTCATAAGTGGTGGACAAGGATATACATCATATAACCCTCCACTTATTAATATCACACCCCCTAGTGATTTAATCAATGGTTCAAGGGCAACTGCTGCCATTACAGTTGATGATCTAACTGGTCAGGTAGATAGCGTTACTATTACAGACTCTGGTTCTGGATATGACTTTATTCCAGCAATTACTTTCCAAAACCCAGGTGGTGCATCAATTAGTGATCCTACTATTGATGGTGAGGGTAGATTAAACGTTGATTCTATTACAGTTACTTCACAAGGTATAGGATATAGTAACCCTCCAACAATTTACATTGATCCTGCTCCTGTTGATGGTATTGATGCAGAAGCATCATGTACAGTATCACCTGATGGACAGGTTGTTCAAGTTACCATTAATAATAGAGGTAGAGGATATTTAACTGCACCAAGAGCAAGAATTATACAACCAGTTGGTGCACAGGTTTTAGACGTAACTGTTGCTAACGGTAGTGTTACCAATATCAACCTATTAACTGGTGGTGCTGGATATACAGATGCACCTTCTGTTTATATTGTAGATGATCGTAAAGGACCACTAGGAGAAGCAATCGGTGGTACAGGAGCATTAGCAGCAGCGACTATATTCAACGGAGAGATTACTGATATCAATATCATCAGTTTTGGAACAGGTTACTCTGAAAGTTCGCCACCCAAAGTGTACATAGCCGAACCTTTATCCGCTGCATCGTCCTGTGACGTTGGATTTGGTGAAATCACTGGTTGTAAGATTTTAAGTGCTGGTTCTTACTATGAACCATCTGCATTCCTTAATTGTGCTCGTGGTGTATCTGATATAGTACAGTTTGACAACTATGGTAATCAGATCTACGCAAAAGAAGCACAACTAGCACAAACTGACCATTCAAGTGGTGCTGTTGTACATAACCTTGACTCTCAAATCATTAGACAGGTATTTGACAAGTTTAGACGTCAATATATGCCTACTATCAACATTGACTACTCACAGGTCAATCCGATACAGGTTATTAAGACTATTAAGGACTTCTATATCTCTAAGGGTACAAAAACTGCTGCACAATACCTATTCAAGATATTATTTGGTGAACAGGTTGATGTTTACTACCCAAGAGAAGAATTAGTTACACCATCTGCTGCTTCATGGATAGTTGACACTATTTTAAGAGCAGAGTTGATATCTGGTGATCCTGCTAACTTACCTAACTCACAACTTAATCAATTTGCTGATGATGTTGATCCAAACATCGGAGATGCTAATGTATTGATTGAAAACGTCATTTCAATCATAGAAGGTACTGATGTAATTTACGAATTAGCAATATCAGAAGAAACATTGTCAGGGGTGTTTAAGATTCCCTATAAAACAGTTCTTGCAGAACCATTAACTACAACAGAGAACATAATAACAGTTGACTCAACTATTGGGTGGCCCGAGAAGAACGGAACTATCATTATTGGTGATTCTGAGGTTGTACAGTATAAAGAAAAATCACTAAACCAGTTTATTGAGTGTACACGTTCTAAAAACGGTGTTGTAGAAGATTGGGATTCTGGTACTCCAATTTACTCTGATATTTTCTGTTATATCAATAGAGGACAAGATACTGAAGTAAAATTACGTGTTCTTGGTATTGCTGAAGCAACAGGAACAGTTCTTACTGATACTGGTTCATATTATCTACCTAGTGACAAATTAAACGTAGCATCTCTTGGTTCTTCATCTACAGATCAGAGAGTTACATCTTGGTTGTA